AGTAGTACGGGGCAACGTCTCTACACTCAAAAAGAAGTAGAATTAATTCAAGAAGTTAAGCGTCTACTCTATACAGAAAAATATACTCTTGAAGGTGTCAAAAAACGATTGACACGCCGCGGAAAACAGCTTATTGATGGTGAGTTGTCTCAAGCCCCGGCTCAGGAAGAGAGCACACTTCTTAAAGAAATAAAAGCAGATTTGNNGCACTAGACTGGGGGTCTAGTGGTCGCTGGTTCGAATCCAGTCGCACCGACCATAAAAACAAGGGGTTACGAGATTTCGTAACCCCTTTTGTTTTAGCTTCGCCTCGTACCGCCTCGTACCATTTTAAAAGTGGATTATGCCCTTGTATTTTCACCAATTCATAACAATCAATTCCGCCCTGTTGTTTCCAGTTCCCGCCCCGCCTACTGTGTAATTAATCTTCACCGTTTCGGTCCTGAAGCCTCTGAACATTTCCCGCATGTCCGGATGGTCGTTGATGGTTAACAGAAAGCGTCCCTGAGACGTTTTCATGGTCTGGGCCAGGCTTTGGTATTGCTCAATTCCAAAATCGACTCCATATCCCTCTGTTTGCCAATACGGAGGATCGCAGAAAAAGAGCGTCGCGGGACGATCATATTTTTTAATACAGCGCTGCCAATCCAGATGCTCAATATAGCACCTGGCCAGCCTTAAGTGTGCCTGGCTGAGATCTTCCTCAATGCGCAGCAAATTCAGCCGGGGAGCTCCCGATGGCGCAACGCCGAATGTGCGGCCGGAAACCTTACCTCCGAAGGCCATCTTCTGCAGATAGTAGAAACGTGCGGCACGCTGGATATCGGTTAGCGTTTCCTCCGGAGTCATCTTCAGCCACTCGAACATTTGCCGTGATACGAGCGACCATCTGAATTGCTGCACGAATTCATCCAGATGATGCTGCAGCACTCGATAGAGAGCAATCAGGTCATTATTGCAATCATTGAGCACCTCAACGCTTGATGGTTGTTTGAGAAAGAACATTGCTGCGCCACCAGCAAAAGGCTCGACGTAGCATGTATGTATGGGAAAAAGCGGAAGGATGTGTTTGGCCAGACGGCGTTTGCCGCCTATCCAGGGGATGACTGGGTGGTGTGTCATGCGTGAGCTCCTTGAAATATCAAAGCAGGTTTGATAAATTGCCCCCACCTCGTACGGGGTGGGGCAGCCTCGGTCGGCTCACTGCTCTCTCAGTGTGCTGGCGGCCCGGATGTGTTCCAGCACGTCCGGGTCGCTGCCTCTTCTTTTACTGCAACAAGATAATGCAGTTGTGGGCGGATTATTTGGATGGGTTGAAAGTGTCCGACAACCAAACCATAATCAATGAACAATAATCGCAATCTCTACGCGACCGTCCTCCAAAATCCGCCTGACCCGCCCAACCGCCAAACGGTATTGGTCAAAGGTCGGAGACGAGACGGCGATGCCTTTGATGCCATCCCCGTCCTGCGTGGCAATGATGTAGTCTCCAACGGCAGCACACTGGATATTACAGGGGCATTTTCCGGCGTAAGCTATCCTGTCGAATTTTTGCCGCTCTGTTTCAACACGTGCCTCGTATGCTGCCAAATCAGCTATATACTGCTCTGTGATGGATTGCTCCGCATCCTCAGCGGGTTGTTCGGGGCGTTTCCCAACAATATCTTCCGATGCCCAAACATCACCACCCACATACGAAGGATTAGTTGTTTTTATCCCGAAAGAAAACGAATCCACCCACTTATCAGTTACGTTCCCATCAGCATCGAGGCCGATGATCTGCCCCTTTGCAACGGTGCCGCATGAATCAGCTTTAGTTTCATATTCCGCATAGTCGGCCCCAGAGGTATTCACTGTGCCGGCACAATTTACAGACCTCCCATTCGCGCCGTTTTTTTGTACATACAGCCCCGCGTTTTGCCCCAAGTTCGATCCTGCAGTATCACAATTATTAAAATATGCCACGGCAGATGTAGCGGCGTTGGCCCCGGATATGGTCAACACGGTAGATGTGGTACTTTTGGATATTGTATGGTTGATTCCACTTGTAACGCCTACCAACAAATTTCCAGAGGAGTCCAGCGCCATTGCTTGGGTGAGCGTTGCAGCACTTTCGGCGGTGCCCGTTGCTACACAATGCCAAATGTGTGCGCCGTTTTGCATAATGTATGCGCCGCCCGTATTTGATGTTCTGTGTTTCCAGGCAGATCCATCATAATAGACGTTAGATGTTAAATATGTAGATGAATTGTAATAAGACAAAGAGGTATGCGATCCGATATCCAGGCTTTTGAAACCACTCCCCCACGCGCCGGGGCTACCCCCGATACCAAGATTTCCGCTGTCGTTGGTCGCCACTACGCTATTTGCGGCTCCTGATTGCGTCATATGCAGCCCGTCCACCATGTCGGCATTGAGATTGACAATCTGCGTTGTGTTGGATGTACTGAGGCTATTTATGGTTACCGTGCCGGTAAAAGTGGGGGAATTCAGCGGGGCCATTGGGTATAGGGATGATTTTTGCCAACTACCTGTGCCGGATGCTCCTATTTTGATCCACTGTACATTATTTGATTCAGTGTCATCATTAGTCACAAGGGCAAGAGTGTTTGCTGGCGGGGTGAGATCTGCATTCATTAATGCGACAGTCGTATATCCTTTCATGCCAGCGGACTGCGCGGCCATAGTAGAGTCAAGGTTTGTCTTTAGATTCGACAAGGTAGTATCCAGTTCAGCCCACGTCAAATTCGATTTTTTGACGCTTCTCAGCGTTATAGACGTTGTCATATTTCCTCTCCTCAAACCAATACTGTTAATTTCACGGCATCGGCCTGGCTGTAATTGCCGGGCGTCAGTTCCGCCGGAATGACGATTCCGGCCTCGTTAGTAAATGCAATTGTAATCGTGTCGCCCGACTCGATCATGGCCTGATTAATCCCGGTGTCAAATGCCCGGATGTTATGCCGGGTACTCTGTTGGGCCAGATAGCGAGTCTGTGCCGCAACAGCAGATCCTGAGTCCGTAACAAAATCGAACTGGAATAATTCGGGCTGTTCCCGGGTACCGGCTCCGGCTGTTGCCGGGGCAGTAGAAGCGGTGTAGGCGCTATCGCTTTTTGACTGACTCCAATCGCGGGCATAGAGCACGATAATTTTTTCCAGTTTGTCGCCAAGAGCGGTGCGGGTGGTAGTCAGCGATCGCACGCCTTTGTCATCGGCCAGACATTCGGGGATGGTGGCAACTGCGGCTGTTTTCTGGCGGGAGACAAATTTGGGCTGGCCGGTCGGCATCATGAACCAGCAACCGCACTCGAACGCGAGTTTATTGAGCCAGTAGAGATAGGTCTGGTAGTCGTTGATCAGGCCGTTGAATGTGGTGGTTGTCAAATTGCCCACGGTCTGGATGTTGGGCAGGCCTCGCTGAGCCAGCAGCCAGTTGCCAATCCCCGTTGGTCCCGTTTGGTTGTTATTTGTCACATCGCATAACACGGCATCCAGGCAGATCGAGCCGGTTACGCTGCCTCCGGTCAATGACAGATCCCCGGTCAAGGCTACGCCAGCCGCTGCCGAATAGGCGGAAGCTGTGCCGGTCTGGATCTCCCAGTAGGCTTCATAAAGTTGAGGAAGTGAATTGCAACTGAATTTTGCTTTTGTTGTGGAAGCAGAAACATCAGTCCATGCGCTAATTGCATGCCAGCCGGAATAAATGGTGGTTTTTGCCACAACGGATGTTCCGAGATTTACCGTTTCTACCGCAGAACCCTTGATGTAAATTGTAACAGTTCCGGCGCTATACCCATAGCTATTGTATGGCACGGCGTAGACCAACACCAAGCGCATTGACAGCGGCGTGCCTGAATTGGATAGCACCGCATTGTGCCGATACGAGTAGAAAAAGCCTGTGCCTCCTGATTGGGTGTAGGTACTGGTATCACCGTCATTCAGCTTGGTTTGATCATGTCCTGATTGAAAGTCTGATGTGCTGTCAGCCGTTGCTGTATCAAAGGTTATCGTCGTGTTGGAAGATGATGAATGTTGATGATTCCCTTGGCTCACGTTCAACCCGTTTTCAAGGGCAAGCAATAGATTTTTAAGGAGTTGCGGATTGCTGCCGATAGTGATGAGTGCCTTGCTGCCGTAGCTGGAATACTGGTTCCCTGCCGCACCTGTGTATTTTGTCACATAAGCCGAAATATCAACGTCTACTCCCTGATATCGCCCATAAACCGTTCCAAGCGATGTGACCGCCAAATCAGAAAAACAGAACACCATGGGGTTTGCTCTTTTTTCAACAATGGCGGTCCCGTAGTTGTGAAATGTGGGGGTTGTGTAATTGGCTCCGCGGGTGAAGGTGATGATTTTGTTGGTGGGATCGACTGCCGTGATGGTGATCTGCTCGGAATCCACAAACATTGTCAGACCGACAACTGAATATGACGGCAACTCGGACACGCCCACGGTAGTTACGTAGGCATCGGCAATATCATCACTGATAGAGGTGATCCAGCCGGTTTCAAGGCAAACAGCAGGGACCTTTCCAATGGTCCCGAAGGGGATGGGTATCATTTTTCCAACGTCACTTTTTGCTGCATGGGAATAGGTGACTGTATCGACTTTATTCCCCACGTAGCTGTTTTCCAGGACAATAGTTTTGTCCTGGATGATGAGCGGCAGCACCAAATCTGTTTGAGCCCCGAAGTCACGGATATATCCGGGAGAGATCAGTTGCGGCTGATCGGAGATGCCGTCCAGTCCCAAGTATAAATCGGCCTGTGCTTCGTCCAGATACCCGCCATCGGCCAGAGCGTTGATAGTTGTGCCGTTGGCGGCTATGGTCCGGTTGGCTAAGACATTAATGGTCGACTCGGACACGTTGTATCCGGCAAGCGTGCCGTTGCCGCTGCCCTCGCGCATCGATCCCCAGGATTCAATTACGCCATAGGCCTGGGTATCACTCCACGGAGCGATAACGCGGTTATTATCGCTGAGGCAGTAGATTGCGTTGTTAGCATTGATCAACAGCACCCAATAGGGGCAACAGCCCGGCCGGTTGAGTTCTGTAACGAATGTGGCGGGCCAATTGTTCCTCATCGCAGATCCTCCTCGAGGATGATGTCCAGGTCATAGCGGTCGGAGCGGACCGTTGATTGCGTCCAGGAGAGGGATGTTTCCGCAAAGCGGACGGTACGGGTAACGGGCTCCGGATAATCCGGGCGGCTGGCTGCGGTTGCGCCGGTATCCACGTAACCGGTTGCATATGGCTTCTGTTCGAGTTGTAGGCCGTAAAACACTTGTGATCCTGTTGTGGATGACGAAACCGTGCCTATCCCGGTGGTATTGGCAGCGGGCCGGAAATATATAATTTTACTCGTATCTCCGGCGAGAGAAGTGAATGTTAAACACAATCGCCAAAAATCTCCATCCGACTTGATAATTGTAATATCAAAGGGATTTTGACCGCTTTGGGTCACAAAACCGCCTGTCTCCGGATTAAACACTATCGCATTGTAATAAGATCCGCTGCCGACCTGTATTAACGCGGTATTTGCCATCGGGATTTGCTTTTTGATCCACAACGACAATGTATATTTTGTTGACGGTAAAACCGTAACGGATTGATTATAGGAATAATAAGCCCGATCAGACGTATCGTTGACAGTCCACGCTGTTGTCCCGCCAAACGGATCGGCAGTGCCTTGTGCACTTGTTCCAGTGCCACCAACAACCCACGGAGACAAAGCAAAGTTGTTGGATTGCAGAAGAATGTTGGTTGTGCCTTCCCATAACACCGGGCGCACATCCAGCCATGTCCAGGTGTTTTTGATGCCGACGGCGACATTTTGGAAAAATGAGAGGAGGTTCCCCAGATCATCGGCGGTTTTGCGGATCAGCGATAGGGTATGGGTGCGCCGGGTAATGGCGGATTTATTGACGACTCTGCGGGTACCGCTACTGGTCCAGGATGCTGGCTGCGCCCGGCGGATATCGACGGTGTAGGCATAGGCCGGGTTGGCCAGGATGGCGGAGATATCGGCGGGAGGGGTTGCCGGGAGCGGGATGAATGATGTCAGGGACTGAAGTTCTATTTTGCCGGTATAGAGGTTGAAACTCTTTTCCTCAATGGTTTGATTGGGGTTGGAGAACCATGCCGGAACGGTATAGCCCGTGTTGCCTTCGATGTAATCAAATGTTGCCACCGAATAGTCAACAGCAGTCTGGAAGGCTGCCAGTTGATCGTATTCGTCGCTCCGCATCTGGTTATATTCCAGAGCCAGGGATGACACAGCGGCAATGGGAGGATAACCATAGCGCTCCCAGCCAGCGCTGTATTTATCGGCCTGTAGTAGCCGCAGTGAGCCGCTGCGCCGGGACGGGCCGCGCAACTCAATCCTGTTGTCACCCAATTGACAAATGACGGGCCGGCCGGTCCAGATATAGCCATCGGCCACATAACCGGGTTCAACGTAATCCCACGTGTTGCTCATAGCGACCGACTCATCTCGCGCTTGATGGCGGGAACCAGGTTGCGGCCAACAGCATCCGCATCGCTTGCGGCTTGACCGGTGGATTGCATGATGACAGTGATACCGCCTGGTATGTTGATGGTGGTACCTCCCTGTCCCGACGATATACCGCCAGCGGCAGGGTTGAATTCTTTCGGGACAACAGCTTCGGCTTTGTGAAGTAAGGCATATCCATCGGCTGGGACGTAGTTCGTTCCGGTAGCAAGCCCCCCCAGAAACGGAGTATTGTTAATATCCGAAATAGAAATAAACTGGCCGAGAGAAGAACCGCTTCCGGATGACCCGGAATTTTTACTTGATGAGTTAGTACGATATGACTGGTACGCTGGAACCGCTACGCCATTATTGAAACCGCCGCTTTCATTACCTGATGCATAAATAGGGGTATCACCATTAAACCCAACGATTGTCCCTGAAAGAACTCCGGTCCGATCAGAAAGGGATTGTTGGACTTTCTTGCTTTCATTCAGTTTCTGTTGCAGTTCAATCTGTTGTTGCAGCCCGGTAATTGCAACGGTATTACCTTGAATAGTCGCAAGAACAAGCTTCTCTTGCAGTGTTAACAGTTTATTCGCCCCGTCCCTCATTTCCGCTTCCAATTGAATACGAGCGGTGTCTTTCCCCATCAGAGCATCATACTCATCACGCATTTTTGCCGTAGTTTCAGCATAGCTGCGGGCTTCTTCATTCTGCTTGATGACAGCCTGTTGCTGCTGAATGGCGTATTCACGTTCTTTCGCCCCCAGGGCATCAATCGCTTGTAGATTTCCCTCCAGAGCTTCTTTCCGTAATCTTAGATATTCAACCGACTTTTTTTCAGCATCAATGCGCGTTTTTGCCGCCTGGGCATATTGCCCCGACTCCTCTTGCGTCTGTGCTATCAGCTTGGCATACTCCTGGCCTCGGGCCTGGAGCGCCTCTTTCAGCTTGTTTTCCTCAGCCACTTCTGTTTTTTCCAATCCAAGTTCGGCCTCTGACACTGCCTGCCGGGCTTTGGCGTTTTTTGCAAGCTCTTCCTGATATTGAGGGTTTTCAGTGCCTTTCATTTTGGTCCGGATAGTCGCCAGCATGGCTTGTTCTTTTTCCAGATAGGCTTGGGCGTTATTCAGTTTTTGCTGTGCCGCATTGATGGCAATTTGCTTTTCTTCTTCATAATAACTATTGGTTGAGACCAAGCCTTGCTGATACCGGCCCTTCAAGTCTTCTAATTGTACTTCCGACTGGGCTTTGGCAATGGCGGTCATGCGCTCCTGGTCGGCCTTAAAATCCGCCAGTTTCTTTTCTTGCAGTTCTATCGCCTTTTTAGCTTGCTCGGGTGTTTCACTGTAAGGGATAATGGGGGTTGGTGTTGTAGGATCGGATTTTCCGCCATTCCGCTGCGTCCGTTTCGCCAGCAACTCTTGATAGCGGCGGTCGGCCTCTGCCCCTCGTGCTTCCGCTTCTTCGTACATTCCGTATCCGAAGAGGTTAATACCATAGTTTTTGTACAGTTTTTTATCTGCCCAACGGACAAGAGGCTGTGCCGCGTATCCCAAGCCAATACCCAGGCCTGCGGCACCTAACAATTGTGCTCCTCCAACTAATAAGCCGGCCGCAGCAGTGCCGCCCGCTGCAGCAGTACCGGCTGCAACGCTTCCGGCAGTTGCGGCTCCCGCCGCTGTTGCCGCACCCGCAACAGTGCCCGCCCCTCCGGTAAGCAACATTGCCGTGCGCGCGGCAATGGCTACATCCCGCAATTCCTTCATCAGCGTAACAGCGCCGGATATTCCCTTGATCAACGCTCCCGCGATAAATAGGGCTGCGAATGGTTCAAAATTGTTGTAGATGGTTTTGGCTATTTCGGCAGCGGTGGACATCAGGCTCTTTAATTCTTCCCATCCTTTTTTGATCTCGCCGGAGATCATGTCCTTGTTGGTTTTCAGATACTCGTTGAGCTTGTTGACATGGTCGACAATATCCTTAACCACTTCACTGAACCCACCCCGCAAAATGAGATTTATGGAGGTCTCCAACGAACTTTTGACGGCGCTCCAGGTATTCTGCATATCCTGGTTGGCAGGTCCGAATCCGGAAAGGTGTTTACCCAGCTCTTCAAGCAGCGTCCCGGATTGCCGCCACTTCTGCACCTGCTGTTCCAGGGGACCGTCAACCGTGCGCTGCAGCATACTGGCCAGTTGACTGTTCTGGTCCACTTGGCCCATTAGTAGAGATCGGACCTCCTGACGTAATTGAACTTCGTTCCGGCCATTCTCGCTGTACACGGCAGCGGCGTTCGCAAGCCGGGTAAAGGCTTCAATCTGGGAGGCATTGTTTGTATCAAGTACTAGCCCTTGTTTGACCATTTCCTCGGTAATGGCCTGCAGACCGTTCACGTTCAGAGATGTCTGGGAATCAATCTTCGCCAGGGTGTCCTGGAGTCCTTCGGAATATTCCTTGGCTTTGCGGTAGTTGTCCGCAATATTATCCCCACCCTGAAGGCTGGTGATCATGGCAGATGTTTTGATCACCGATTGCTGGAAGCTATCGACGGCGGCAATACCGGCGGTAAATCCCTCCCACAGCTTATTGCTGATATAGAGAGTGCCCAGAGCGCCAGCCAGCTTGGTAACCCGTGACGTCAGCTTGTCAACGGAGCTATCCAGGGTCTGGACGTTAGTGGCTGCCGACTTGACCGCCGATCCCGATTTGTCTTCACCCTGTATGATCAGTTTGACTGCCGCCATGTTGCTTCTTGGACTCCTCTTTCAGTTCTTGCTGGAATGCGCGCTCTTCGCCGATGATCAATAAAATTAGGTCCAGATCTTCCTGTGTAACCTTGTATTCACGGCAGATGGTTTCTCCTATCCCCAAATCAACCAGCGAAGATAGGATGTTATAAATACCGAATGCCCGTAGCAGTTCGGGTGAGAGCCGATCGATCAAACGGTGGCATTTACCGTTAAAACATTCCGGCTCGATATTATGGGTTTCAAAGGTTTTATCGCAAGAGTCGCACCGTATCTTCGGGTGGTTATGCGAGGCCCGAAGATAGGCGCCAATCAGTTTTTTAGGTCTTCCTCCGGGACATCGCCCAACAGGGTTTCAATGGCGGCAGGGTCGTCGAGCAAGCCATTAGCGCCATCGTCAAGAAAACCGGCGGCATTTGTGGAGGTTGTAAAGACAAACTCGGAAAACTCCCGGCATCGGGTCATCAGGGTGTTTCTGTTTTCCGGGGAAAAATGGAGCGGATCGCCGCCAGGCAACAACAGACCGGGGTGATCATGATCTTTCTTGTTCCTCCAGCCATGCACGGCAGCCTTACCGAGAAACATGTCGGAAACGACACCAGCCTTTGCCTTAACCTTTTGCGCGGCTTCGCCGGCCTGTTTCAACAGGCGGGCCATCGCCTCTTTGTCCACATGCTGGATCAGCACTTCAGTGTCGGGATCGAAGTCGAACCACTTTTTTGGAGGGGTTTCGAAAATGCCAACTTTTGCCATGTAAAATCTCCTTGAAGAGTTATTTAGAAGCTCAATATCGGTTTACGCCAGCGGGTCAGTTGTCCGCTTGGTTGTTTGCAGCCACCAAAGCGGATCGGTGCAGCCGGTCATGCCGGTGGGTGCAGTGACACACCCCAGCAAATTGAATTCCAACGGTTCTTTGATGCGGCCGTCATCATCGGTCGGGTTGGCGTTGGCAAGCTGCAGGTGAGGAAGCTGAAACAGATGGGTGTAGTAATAGGTGGCGTTGAGCAACGCACCGGTGCAAGTGATGGTCATTTTTTTTCGGGCGTCGTTGGCCAGATCCACCAGGTTGGTAGTGCCGGTGTGTTTCGGGAATTCCAGGGTCAACTTCATCTCCGGAAAGCCGTCATTGGATGGCTCGTCAACAAGATCCTGGGGATTGGTTCCGGTTGTGCGGAATGTTCCGTTGTACTCACCTTTTAGCTTGCGCTTGATTGACAGAGAGAACTTGGAGGGGTAGATCCGGTCTCCAACAGCCAGCGCCGTACCAGACTGGGAGTTCATAAGAAATACCGTCTGGCTGAACATGACCGGATTGCGATCGGCATCGGTGGGCAGGGTAACATTGGCCCAGGTGGCCAGGGTATTAACGGTGCTGGCTACCTCTTTGTTGATGCCGATAACTTCCAGCTCCAGCGTCAGGGGATTAGGACCAACCTCACCGGAAATGGTGATGCCGACGATCTTTGCGGTTGGAATTTCTTCGATGTAGGTGACCATGCTCTTGGCGATGGAGACCATGTAGCCGAATGGGTCGGTGTTCCATTTAAACGTGTGCAAATAAGCCGGTCCGGTGCCTTGCATGACCGGAGCGCCAGCGGTTCCCATCAGCATGGCTGCTAGCAATTCAAACCCGGCATAGCGAAAATTGAACTTATAGGAAGTTTCGCACTTGATCGGCCCGGCGGTCCCGTCGATGGGAAAGGCCCGGCCACGGGATTCATCTACTACAACCGAGGCATCCCGCTTGGCCTGGCCGGAGAGAAACTGAATTCCATCGGTGGCCCCGCAGGCAACCGCCGTACCCCAAACGCCCGCTGCGCCTACGCCACATTTTTTGATTGCAAGCGACTGATTTTTTCCGGTCATCGGTCCGGGCATGGTTATTTACCTCCCTTTGGGGACTTGGAACAGGGGACCGGGGACTGGTCTTCAGAGAGTGAATACCCGGAATCGTGGGCTGGTGAATCAGAGACGGTGGGCTCGGGACTTGAGGCGGGTAAATCCCCCGTCTCAAGTTCCTGGCTCTTGGCCTCCGCCTCTCTGCGCTCCCGATCGGCTTTTTCATGCGGGCTTTCGAAACCATTCGGGCGCGCGAAAAGCTCTGCCCCGAAGTCCTCTTCGTCAATGGTGTATTCCCTCCCGGCTTTGATCTCGCCGTATTTCAGGTGAACCCCGCCATCGATTAATGCTGTTACGGTTATGCGTGCCATACGACCTCCCTGCTGATGACAATTTCTTTGATAAAAAAGTAAACCGGGTGCCATTTGCCTTCGTCATTGGCGGAATTGCCCGGTGATGTGTACATGACGCGCCCGCCCAGGGTCGGGTCATGCATGACGCATGTTTCAATTGCTTCCTCGGCACGGATCAGTAGATCCTGGGCTTGTTCCCGGTTCTCACAGTTGAAACCAAAGTACAGCGCCACGGTGTGGTCCTGAAAACCGCTGATGTTGCTTCCCGGTTCAGTCGTGGCGTGTGGACGGGTAATCATAATGACGGGCAGGTCTGAAACATGGACCTCGGCACGCGGCTTGTAGCGGCGAACAACTTTGATGGTTTTTCCGGGGAATAGGGCGGCAATACCGCTGTCAGCAGCCAAAAGTCCTTTCAGGTAGCCGAGATCGTCGGAAAAACTCATTTCGCACAACTCCGCGTTTTACCGGTCTCGGCCAGTTCCAACAGTTTGGCCATGGCGCCGTCGGTCAACATCCAGCCGTCAAACGGAGCCGGTTGGCCCTGTTTTATCTTGGCCGTCCTGGATTCCGGCAGGACTACCGGCGTTGTCGATGACTTCATCCCGGAGCAGGCAGTCAATGCGAGACTCGACAGCAGCAACATTGCCGTCAGCAAGGTACTGCCTCCCTTGATCAATGTGCTCATCCCTTTTCTCCTGTTTCCTGGCCGGGGCGTTCTGCGCCCACGCTTCGAGTAGCAAGGCGATCACCGAGAATACGGCGGTGACCGCCGCCGCGATCCCGCTTGCCATTACTGGCTGCCCGCCGGGGTTTCCTTGGCGGAAAGAACCTTCAAGGCCTGGATAATCGTATCCAGAATGCCGTTGCCCTTGAAACCCGGGATCAACGTAAGGAATTCACTGATCGCCAGGGCTACCCCGAAAATGGCCGCCTTGTTGGCAACGAACCAGGCGAAGAGGGACGGATCGGCAGCAGCCGCAGCAGGGGCGGCAGCAGTGGTAGCGGCCGGATCGGCGGCGAATGCAAAGGGGGCAATCGAGCAGATGATTGCGGCCAGCATGACGGATCTCACAATGGACATTTTTTTCATAATGTGTCTCCTGATTGTTATTTGTTAGTCTTTCTCAGATGCTGTGCTCATTGGCTTTGTCGATCATTGATACCGTGCTTTGACAATTGGGGCAGGTCCTGACAATCATGGATACCGTCTTGACCTCGATCAGTATTCTGGCCAGGGATCTGCCTATCCAGATCAGGGGGGCGGAGATGATAGTTGCGGATACGGAGTAAACGATTGAATCCGGTACCATCATTTCGCCAACCCCCTTTTCCCCACTTCCTGCTGCACTTCTTCTTCGAGGATACCCGCGATATGCCCGCCTTGATTGAACTGTTCAAGGGCATCGTCCAGGAAGGGGCGACGACCGTATGCGGAGCTGCTGCCTTTTCCTTCGTGGATTACCTGGGCATATTCTGCTGAATCGTAAACGATGGCTTCCAGGGGACCGGCGCTGAACTCATCTTTGCTTTGGCCGGGGTCGAGGAAATCAAGCAAGCGTTTCAGATTGCCGGTGATTACCGGAACGGGATACGATCCCGGGCGCGCGCCGAGGTCATCGGATTGGCCGCGCAGGCGGCTTTTCTGCTTCATGACCGTGCGGCCGGGACCATTCAAGAACCCCATTGCCGACCGGTGAACACCCCGATTGACCCGCTGCAGTCCGCGCCGCAGGACTTGCGGCATATCGGCTGCCAACCCTTGAAGCCCTTCGATAATGACCTTGTCTCCCTGGACGGTTACGTTGAGGTCGAGCATCAGGGGTTATCCATATAATGGTCGCTGGTACAGACCCCACCGCTGTAGCCTCCGGAGTCCGGAGCGGATCCGCTGGTAACAACTCTCAGTATTTTTTCTTCCGCATCGGCCAGATACTCCTTGCGGGTGGCCTGGAGAGTGCGGATCAATGCGCCGGTGTCGGCATCGACATTGCCGGACAAGCGATTGATCCGGCGCTGAAGCAATTCGGCCGCGGCCATACTGACTGAGGCAGCCTTTACCTGGCTGGCGATAACCGGCACTGCGGAGTTGAAGACGGCATCTCCAACACGCCCGGCCAGTATGGATTCCTGATCGTTGATCACGCCTTGCAGAAAGGCGTCAAAGTCCGCAGGGTCACCGAACTGCTCGGCAACAAACTGCAGATCTTTCATGTTTTGTGGTGTGACTTTGGACATTGGAAACCTCTGTAGGGGCGTAGTGCAATACGCCCCTACGGTTCGGCCCGCGGGTTACGACAACTGGCACTTCCTGATTTGCTGGACTTCGCCTACTCCGGCGTTGTATTCGCCACAATAGGCCACGTCGGTGCCGCGTATCAAAATGTCGCGGTCGGTTTCGGCCGAGAGATCGGACCAGACACCGCGCTTGAGCTTGCGGCCCGGCAGCACCACGTAATATTCGGTGGTGGAAAGCTTGGTGCTGTACTTGCGGTTCAGGGTGTAGACCAGTTGGTTCTTGTCCGTGTTGGGACTGTTGAAGTTCAGGGCAAAGGCTTTTTCGATGCGCGCCTTCATGGTGATATTCGCCCGAAGCTCGAACGATTCATTGCCGGTCAGGGTAAAGCCCTTGTTGGCGCAGCCGGTAAGGATTGCGGCGCAGGCGGTATTGATGGTGGTGATATCATCGGTGACGAACGTCTGATTGACGGCCGAAGAAGAGATCAACGCATAATGGTCGGCAGCCTGCTTGTCGTAATACTTGGACTTGGCCTCGACCGCCGCCTGGTTCAGGTTCCAGTACATGGCATAGTTGATCCAATCGTCCAGGATGCCGATGGCGGCGGCCACGATCATTTTGGAAACGCTGGATTTACCGTCCTGGATACCGTACTTCTTCATGCGCTCGCCGGATTTTACTTCGGCAAAGGTGATCAGGTTATTGACGTCCAGAATGTCGAACTGTGTCTGCAGGCTCTGGCGCATGTCGATGAAGTCGTACAGATCCTCGAAACCGAAATCGAGCAGCGGATCGAGTACGGCATCGTAGAACACCCCGGCGGTAACCGGCATCTGCCGGTTCATGAGGTTAGGGGCATCGCTGGGACCGGTGGCGCCCTTGGCAGCCAGGATGCCGAGCATCTTGACGACCAGCTCCTGATCTACGTCCATTTCCTTGGCGATCTCCACCGCCAGCGGTGTGTTGGGCATTTTGTTCCGGAAAAAGGCCGTCAGGACTCCACACAGTTTCTGTCGGCGTTCCTGGGTATCCATGTTCTTCATCATCCCGCAGGTTTCGGCGGTGAAGAGCTTGACGGTATGGCCGACGCCTCGTTGAATGAAAGGCATATTTAATCCTCCTTAAAGGGTTTGTAGGTTGATGTTATGCGCCGGGCCAGAGAAGGACCATGCCGGTGGCGGACGCGGAAGCTTTGTCCTCGTAGACGATGCCTGCCAGCGTGTTGCTGGTGCTGGTTTTGGTAAACCGCTTGTTGGTGTCGTCCCAGTAGATCTTGTCTCCGCCGGTCCAGGCCACTCCGGTTTCCGAGGCGTACTCGATCAGGCCGCAGATGATGTAGATGTTGAGCGCTCCCGCGGCGGCGCTGTTCATTGCCAGACCAACCCGGCCGTTGAAGAGATAGACCGTGTCAACGGTGGTGGCAGCGGCGTTTGTGTATTTGATAGTGGTGATCAGTTCGAGCGAATCGCGTAGTTTGACAGCCATGTGATTATCCTCCCTGTTTCAGCGGGTATGGGTTAGCGGCCGACAGTCCCAAAGAGCTCGTTGTGCTCGGGCCGCGTGAAGTCCTTGCGGCCTTTGGTTTCCTGGCTGCGCTCCGACGCTTCTTTTTCTCGCTTTTCGCGGTCGCTTTGATCCTTGCCGATGAAAAGGGCAGAGGTGGGATGTTTTTCCCTGGCCTTGGCCTCGTATTTGTCCCGCTGTGACTTGAGACGGACGATGGGAAGAGTTTTGAGGAAATCCTCTTCGTCCTTCTTGGCCTTTTCGTTGTCTTCAACTTCGCCGATCAGCGCGGCGAATTTGACGGTGTCTGCCACCAGGTCCGCACGATAGGCGTCGCCATCGGCGGCCCTGGGTTCCAGGGCCTTGATTGTGGCGTCCCTTTCGTCGAGCAGGGACGTGATTCCGGCAACCACCTGTTCTTCGGTGGCGTCATGAGATAGGCTTTTCAGACCCATACCATTCAGGGCCGAGATAACATGTTTCATGTTTTCCTCCTTTTTATCGGTTCCCTGATCCTTCAGGGTCTTTTGCGCGCTTGCGCCCGGCTGCGCGCCGAGCCAAACCAGGGAGCCTTCCAGGGCTTCGCCCGGACAGCAATATTCCCAGTAGAGGGTTGGCCCGGTGGGGCTTTCCTTGATCGAATTGAGGTCGGCCGCGGCAAATCCGATTGAACAGAACCGGATAATCCCGGCATCAATGGAATCCCGCATTTGCTGGTTCCAGTCCTTGGCAACGGTATACATCCACGCCCATTGAACCTTGACCATATCAATCCCGGCGGGAAGGGTGGGAGTTTCGCCGGTTAAAGCCTTGAACTGGTCGGGCGTCATGGTTTCGGTGGATGAATCGAACCATGTGGCAAGAGGAAGGAATTTGCGGTCATGGCTGGGGATGCAGGCCTTGCCGGGCATGGTGGCCGCAAACTGGTCAAGCATTTGTTCGGGAAACCGCTCGTTGTCCCGATCAATGCAGTTGTGCGACATAAGGAACTTGCGGACATACACGTCCTCGGCCTTTAACGGAGTGAGGGCAAAGTCGTTGATCTTGTCCAGCATTTCCGGCGTGCACTCGGCACCGGATACGGCCTTGATCCGCAATTCCTTGGTAAAGGTTTTCAGACCCTTATTTCCCGGCATCTTCGGCCCCAACCTCTTTGCCGTCCTTGTAGTACACCCTGGTCGGCTTGCTATCGCGCATGGTGATCACGAACGAAGCGCCTTCGCGGAAATCCGCCGGCGGTTCGATCTCGGCAGTTTCCTGATCGGCGTATTGCTGCAATTTTGCCAACTCGGCTTTTTCCTCTTCGGTGAGGGCGTCTTCTTTGGCGATCAGTTCGGCCAAGCGGGCTTTATCCTTTTTGGTCATGGGATGCTCCTTTCATGGCGGTTTTCCGGCCTTCGATGGCTGAACCTTTAAAGTCCTTGTTTGCAGGGTCTTTGGTGGAACCGCCGATTTTTTCGATCAGTCCTTTGCCAGTCATGATTGCCTGATAGCACGGAAGCAATGCCGCAGTTGTGACAAGTGCGGAAGTATCTCAGCGAGAACAAGAAAAGGCCGGGTTTCCCCGGCCTTTTGCGTGCCATTCACTGTTTGTTTATTGTCCTATGTGCGCCTTATGCCGTTACCTCGGGCATGTTGAGGATTTTTTTGAGATTATCCCTAGCTTCGGTCAGGGAATCCACCATGTCGCTGACCATCCAGGCCATGCCGCTTACGCCTTCTTTGGTGAACATGGAGGCGGTGCTGTTGAGCGGCGCGCACTCCATGAGGAATGTGAGCCGGGACTGGACTTCGTTGATTTTGTCGATTGCGTGGTTAAAGGTATGGGCTTCTTCCTGTCCGGTTTTTGTGAGGGGTCTCATTGCATCACCTCCGCCGGTTCGGTTGCGGTGGACGGCAGCACAAGCTGCTGACCGGTCGGGATCTGAAGGGGAGGGGAGACATGGGAAATGCGGTCCAGGCAGGCCCGCTCGGTATCGCGCAGTTTTTTGACCTGCCCGGCAAGGGCGATGCGCTGTTTGCGGGACCAACTGTAGAGAGCGCAGGCCTGGTCAAGATTGTCGGGGATGTCGAGCCTGTGGCTGATGAAGTAATAACCTTGCTTGCGGATGGTGGGGAGAACTTCGGAGGTGACCCACTTGCGGAAAACTTTTGCCTGGGTTTTGTTGGAGCGGAAAATGAGGTTGTAGAGGCCGGATTCGTTGATGATGTTGGTCTGTCGATCTCTGTCGATTGCGTCGGTTATACCGACACAATCTCTTTCATCATCGTCCAATTTTTGGAGAGCATCGCGACTGTTTGATATTTCCAAAACATCACAGACATCTTTTGCAACGAACCACGGTTCTCCATCTCGGTTGATCATGGTCCTGACCATCTGCCGCTGCGAGTCGAAACTGAACTCCCTTACTGCTGTGAACTCCTTTTCCATCTTTCTAACCTCCTGTTGTTTGGATGCCGGGACACAAAAAAAGCGTGCCGGTTGAGACTATCCACGACAACAGGGTCGCCGCCCGCCTCGCGGTTAGGGCGCATCTCAACCGGCACGCAGACGAATACCGTATGCCGGAGGTTGTTTCAAGGACTGCTATGTCTGGTTGTGGGAAATGTCCTTGAATAAAAAGATGTACCGCTTAAGGGGAGCGGTGACCCCTGTTGTTTGGATATGTGAGGTATAACGGGGATTCTGGGGGTTGTCAATGGCAATTTTGAGGCTGGTCCAATTGTCTCGTTAGGACGGAGCGGAGTTAGGCCACTGCTTTTCTAAAATACTTTCATTTCTTATTGCATCAACGTCATGAGAAGCAAATCCATACGGTGAATCATTTCGAGCAACTTTTCGGTATATATATACTGGAATATTGGCTCTGCCAGATGCAACTTGGTAAGGGGTCTCAATCAACGCATCTTCAGTAAGAAACATGGATCTGGTGGGATAAGTTTTGAGTCTATATATTTTTAAGGTCCCTTTCCTTTCAGATGAGTTGTAGATATTCTCTAGCCTTTTCCAAGTTTCCTTGATTTTTCTTTGCAAATCTTCTTTACTGACACCTGTTTTGGCTGCCAAGCTATCAACAAATGATGAGTCCGGATCAACAACGAAAACTTCAGTGGTTTTGCTTTTTCTAGACAATCTATTTTGCAAGCTTACTGTGTTGTTACCTACCCATCTGAGAGCATCATTCATAATAACTGAAAGGTTCTCTGATTCTTCTATTATCGGAGTAAAATTAAATCCTTGCGATTCTGGAACAATTTCTACGAGTCCCAATTCGTCGACACTATCATGGATGCGAAGCATACGTCTTAAATTGTTCTCTGATTCTTTATCCTGAAAAAGCTTAAAAAGAACTGATAATAAGCCGCCTACCAATAGGGCGCTCGAAAGTTCAGTTAAATATGCAAGTTTCCAATCAGTTACAGGCAGTGTACCCTTATATGCAATTGCAAGTAGTCCTACAATAATCAAAATAGATGCAATAATATAACCTCGCATTTTTTCTCCTTTTGACGTAAGAGGGCGTAACTACGTTTCATTTTGTTTTGAATGTAGACTAGACTCTCTTTTTCCACTTCTACCTGAACCATGAGTAAACCACCAAGCAGATCCCTCCGACTCTCCAAGTTCAATTTTTAGGAGTTCTTCTTTAGTGTATTCATTGCAACGCTTGTTTACCCACTTGTATGGAAAAGCAACATTTGACAACTGATAGAGGCTGGGGTGGCTTGGAATGCTCCAGTAAGGACGGTCTTTGAGGATAAGATTGTGGCAGGTTACTTCGATTTCGGCATCATCTATGACTTCAGGTGAATAATCAGCGTCTTTGATCATAAGGGCACTTTCTGGTAGTAACTCCCAGAAATTCAACACAGCCACCGGCGCTCCTATGCTAATAATATTCGGATGTCTCGATCCTGTATTTTCTGGAAAAGGATATTTCTTGATTTTTTTTCTCAAACCCATGAAAGATTTTTCATACCTAATATTTAGAAAATCAAGTCGTATTAGGTAAAGCTCGGCAGCGCACTTTTGGTAAACTGATACTCCGCATATCCTATCCGTGAAATCTGAAGGCAACGTATCTTTAAATTCGTACTTTACCCGTTTCAGCTTCCGAGATGAGTTAGTTATTTTGAATTCGCTACTGAAGCTATTCTTTAGCTTTTCTGAAACTTCTGGTTTAACCTTTCCCCCTATTTGTAATATGCGCCCATCCCCGAACTGGGTGGATATTTCACTTAGGATCTTAACCATGCATTCACTTTCAATTATAGACTGTTTAATGGTATCAACCTGTTGAAATGTCTCAGTTTCTAACTCCATTGTTTTGATTCGATCTATTATTGGTCCTTTTACATCATGGCCCGAGACATAAAGCTTTTTTCCAATGCAAACAGGTCCTGGCAGGTGGTACATGTTTAATCGGAAAAAGGCTCTAATGACATGATAATGAGTTCCTACTCGATCTTGCTTATTCCAACCATCAGAAGATGTTAGTCGTTTGTAATAAGGAATATCAAAATAGACCTCAGGCATTTTTCCCCCTTTCTGGACGGTATGATATTGTCAGGAATGTTTCCTGGCTTTCCAGGGACGTAGTATATTTGTCAATCAACTGCTGAGTTCGTAAACATGGCACCTAAGACGCGGGATCAGGGGACATGTCTTGAAATATTTTTTTCGGTTTTCTTTAACTTAAGCTACTGCCCAAAACCGAAGCCGAAACCGGGGCCAAAGCCAAAACCTGAACTATTCTGTGTATGCCTTCTCTTAGGGATTAGCTTAAAAATTTTTTCACGTTGCTCATTTGTTAATTTGACATTAATAGCACTCATTAACTGGCTATGCTCATTGATGATTTGTTTATCCAGGTTAGTTAATTTTGCGACTATTTGATCATATTTAATCTGGTTGTATGGAACTGTAAAGTTAGTTCTAAAAAGTTCGTTCCGGTTTTCATTGATTTTTTGTTGGATAGAAGCTACCCTTATCTGCTCTTCCTGAACTAGTCCTCTAATTTCTTTGCTCTGTGCATCAGTCAAACCAATTTGATTCACCATTTCTTGAAGCTGACTGTAGATATCAAGGTTTTCCTGTTTTGGGCAATCTTTAACAACCTCTTTTTCTGCCTGCTCTTTAACTTGCCCTGCATTAGAATCTGCATTTGCATAACAAACGATACCAAATGCTGACAAAATTACGCCGGTCATAAGATATTTCTTCATTTTATCTCCTTGTCGGAAATGTGGGGACAGGCTGGTTTTAAATCTTCGCTCCCGATAAAGCAACCTGCTCATTTTAAATCTTAAGGTTGCCAAAGGGCATAATTTGTTCGTCAACCAGCTGCTGACTTGAAAAACAACAGAATGTCCCTGTGGTGGTCACATTTCACATAGACGATCATGCCTGATCACAATCAAATAACTGATCTTGACCCTTTTGAAGCAGTGCGCCGTGCACCAGGTGTCAGTTCTGCAAGTGCTTCACCTTCATTGATAATTTGTTCTAGGATGTTTCCAAAATAATCGTCATTCGTGAGATGGACCAACTTCAATCTAACTATTGTCCCTTTGCAAGGAACTGTTTCTATATGGGAGGGTGTGTCTGGGACTATGGTTAACATTTCCCTAGAACTGACGATACTAAATTCACCATAACGTTTGCCTAATTCTGATACCACATAAAGACCGAACCCGCTGTTCTCCCATTTCGAGCCATCTATAACTGCTCCACTCGTTACACCAGGCCGGAGTGCCAACTTCAAGGCTTGCCTTGCGGACGTAACGCTGTATTTTGTTCGCAAAGAATCGTAGATGCCTATGCCTTGGTCTAAAATCGCGACTTCTGCCGTGCCGTTTCCCCACCGCTGTCCCATGACAAGACACTGGTCGATTGCTCCATGTTCAAAGCAATTTCTTATGATCTCACGAAAGGAGTACGTAAGTGCATGGGCTGGGCCATAATCATCTTCTCCAGGTGTCAAAATAGCAGCAAGATGTTCACTTTCTCGATCGATTCTCTCTTGTAAAGCCTCGCCCTGTATCTTCGTGCAAATATTACTTCTGTCACGATAAAGGACGTGAACGGGGAGATAATTGTCGTTTCCTTTAATTTGATGAGATCGGCCTGCCATCCCTTCGATATAGTCAAAAAATCCGAAGTACCGCAGGTAAGATACTGCACCATGTCTGTCATTATTATTATCAAAAAAAGAAAACGGTCGCAGACCTTCATTTCGACGACAATTTTGAACACTGTGGAGGATGCTGGCAGCAACAAGCGTCCCGAATGGCATGACAAAACCTAATTCGGAGAGGTCAATCACAAGATCAGGATCTCTGTAATGGTGCCGAATTTGGACTAACAAAGGCATTACTGTGTTTTCGTCCAGACATTTCGGGCAATCTACTACTGTCATTTATTCCTCCCGCGCCGAGAATGCCCACTCATGTTTCTAAAAAAATCAACCCTGTGGTTATTTGTGGTTCTCTCGCCACTGGCTAATCATTTCCTCCGTCACATCACGCGGGTAGCAAATGGGAGCATAACCACCGGGCCTGCTATAAGCGCTACGTCCTCCACATCGGCTGCCATTTCTGGCGGTACTGTAAGGGCAGGGGCAGTTACCGGGATAAGTGGCAATGGATTCTTTGATAATGGCCTTCTTAACCTGGGCATCGGATATTTTTTTCTGCGCACCATCGGCATGTGCAATACCACCGGCGATAATAACCAAAAGAAAGACCGCATTCAGCACAAGACCCCTTATCATCCCATTCTCCTTTCAGACAGACTGATTGAGGTATTCACAGGTAGAGGCAAGGCACTAAACAGGAAAGTTTAAATAACAATTAATAATATATTGTTTACCACATTCTTTCGGTTTTTCAATTTGTTGTAGAATTTGGAAGAGGGGAAAGGCGATGATTGCGGGGTATTCGTCGAGGAGTGCTGTTTTCTATTTTTCCAAATTCATGATTGAAAATAGAGAGTGTCATAAGGGGTCGCGTCCACATTTTTCATTTTATGTGGAATGCAGGCCTAACCTATTGTTTTTTATTTCATTTTTCTCACAACGCCAGACTGACAACATGCCGTATCGAGGTCGGAACAAGCATCTGCATCGCCTTCTTGCCAGAAAAGTTGTGCAATAAGAAACTCATCTTCATCATGTTTAATATCGTAAGACCGCCCATTATTACCTGTGTGCCATCTTTCAAGCGCGTTCAATGCATCTGTGCTTGGCCTATTTTCGCTCAGAAATCCAGAAACATTTCTGTTTCTAACGAATCGGTATTCTGCTAACGGCATATCGTTCTCCAGGATTTTTCAAACAGCAATACTATCAATTGTCCAATGAAGTTGAAAGTGGCCATAAGGGGGCGCGTCTCAACCACCGCGACGTAACTCACCATTTTGTATGGAGTTTAGATGCGACCCCTCTGCTTCATCCATCTTTTCTTCCCTAGCTCTCATTTTTCTGCACAGCTGCAAGTAAGCTACTTATGTCTTTTGTTTCCGGGAGAGCCCATATGTTGTCGCGCAGAATAAATCGCCAAGAATTAGTATGCTCGATGTATTCAGAATTGGCACGGACTTGTTCGATAGGCAAAAGGCAAGCTTTCAGAACTTGAAAATCCTCGCTAAATAATATGCCTACAAGGAAATCGAACGGCCTAGCATCTAAGTCACGTAATACACCAAGTTGCCTGAAACTGCTGTGTCTCGTAAGCCTGCGCCCCTTGATCTGATACCTCGCACCATCGCAATCAGATGCATCAAAGCCTTTTGTAGAATTCCCGGCCCTATGCAGTGTAAGTGCCTTCTCACAAAGATATTCTGCGTAATCAGCGACTGGATTGTTTGAACTGCGAGTTACATTTCGTTGACGCAGTTCCTCAATAATCCCTGAGAAGAGTGTTAAGAGATCGGAAATACAGAAACTCTGGAGATCAGGAATAGGAGGGGCAGAGGGCAGATCTTGAACTTGACCCTCTAACACCGTAGTTATTTGTGGTTCTCTCGCCACTGGCTAATCATTTCCTCCGTCACATCACGCGGGTAGCAAATGGGAGCATAACCACCGGGTCTGCTATAAGCGCTACGTCCTCCACATCGGCTGCCATTTCTGGCGGTACTGTAAGGGCAGGGGCAGTTACCGGGATAAGTGGCAATAGATTCATTGATAATGGCCTTCTTAACCTGGGCATCAGATGTTTTTTTCTGCGCACCATCGGCATGTGAAATACCACCGGCGATAATAACCAAAAGAAAGACCGCATTCAGCACAAGACCCCTTATCATCCCATTCTCCCTTCTGAAATCAGATTGAGGTATTCACAGGCAGAGGCAAGGCACTAAACAGGAAAGTTTAAATAACAATTAATAATATATTATTTACCACATTCTTTCGGTTTTTCAATTTGTTGCAGAATTTGGAAGGGTGAATATTTACACTTGGAGGTTGCTTGGTGGGATGGACGGTGATTGTGGGGCAGAGGGGCAGGTCTTGAAATATTGTTTTCTGCTTTTTTCTGGCAGCACCCTTATTTATCAAGACCTGCCCCTCTGCTACGCCGCACTATGTTATTTGGTCTTATACCTGTAGTTACCCAGATAGACCGGCAGAGTGGGGGTGATGTTACAATTGACATTATTGAATTTATCAATGTGTTTCTTGTTGCGGAATTTAGCCCCTAAGAAACTGTTGGCGCCGCCAGATGGTTCAATGGAGGCTTCGAGATCGATATGAGAACCCGATTGTGCCGACTTACCGTTCGCCCAATACGAAACGGAGATGCTTCCGCTGAATCCAGGCTGGAGCGTGACTGTGACGCCAGTGATTTGATTCGGATCCTGGATGGTGGTGCGCGGTGTAGAAATCGGAGCACTGGTTTTGTCTAAAGTACTGCATGTGAAAGCCATGTCTGAACCTACCGGCATATTATAACAAGCAAGATAAATGTGAACAGTTTCCGCTGTAGCGGTATCCGGAATTGTCAGCATGCTCTGATAGGTCCATGTTACGCCGGAGTTTACCAGTGTGACGTTCCGCCAGCCAAAGCCAAGGTTATTGGTAACCAAATTAACCATATCTTCGTATGTCATCGGGGTCGATTGTCCCGGTATCGGATTCGGATGCGTATCGGTGACGACCTGCGCAATTAAACAGTAGTGATCGCTGCCTTGCGGTGGTGATGATGGCACCCAGAGGAAAGGCTTGTCTCCAACAATAACCTGACAGTTTTGGGTTGCGGAAACATTTGCGGAATATATTAGATTTGCGGGGTTATCGTCTACGTTGACGGCTAATTTGTTGTTCTGCCATTGAGAGGGCCAGTTAATAACCGCACATGGCGCATAATATAGAAAGATTCGGCCATTCTGAGCGCCTGGTGCGAAGTTTTGACCACGTACATAGATTACGTTACCTTGGTTCAGCAGTGGGTTCCCCCCCGGATCGGTGCTGAAGCTTGCAGGGGTGGCGAGGACGGATTGATAGTCGGCTATGGGGGTGGTTCCATTGGGAATGATATCAGGGCTGCAGGTGATGGCTCCGATAGCCGGCGTGGTGCCGACCGGTGAGGTTAAGTTCGGACGCATGGCGATGTCATTGTAACTAGTTGATTCTGGCATATATTTACTCCTTTCAAGTTAACATTGTTACCTGATTTTTGTAGATATATTCTTTTCTTTCTACTGACAGACGGTAAACGTTACGCTTCGCCTTAATCGAGTCCAATTCTAATACCAATTTATACTCAAACCAGATCACCTCCTTCATATATAATAATTAAATATTTTTTATTTAAATTGATAATGTTTGTTTTGTATTATTAGGTATTAAACATTAATATTACGTAAATGTCAATGCGTATAACATTGAAATATAATAATTATTTTCGCTGTCCAGGCGATTGACGATCATGCGGCTGTCTGGGGTTGTAGGCCGGAAAGCTGGCAAAGCCAGCATTTGGGGCTTACAGGGATGTGGTTCATTTGTCAATTAACTGTCCATCGAATAGGTTTTTAGTATTTTATTAATAATGTATTGTTTGCCATATTCGCACGTTTTTTCGATCTGTTGCGGTTGTGGCACGTGTGGAATGTTTACGCCTAGCGGGATGCAGGCCGCTAGGCGCGGCAGCGGGGATGGATGGTTATTGAGGGGTATTCGTCGAGGGGGTATAATATCTTCTTCTGTCAACAGGTTTGGTTGGGAGTCGTTGTGCAGCTACCCGATAAGTCTCGTTGTCATGGTGATGATTTTAAGCTTTCTATTCTAAATCAATGGTGTTCATATCCAGGAAGAGTCGCGTCTTAATTACCGACATAACTCAGCATTTTATATAGAGGTTAGACGCGAACCTTCTTTTTCTCCTCATCAGGTACAAAGAATAGAGGATCAGTTATGCAAAAGCAGAAGATGGGGGGTGACCCTTCAATTTTTCTCAGACATCCCTTTGTTCCTAGCATTACGTCACTTAGTCTAATGCTTCGACGTTAAGGTATATATATCTGTCTTGCTGACTATTACCGTCATGGGCATTGTCTGCGCCGAGACCTTCAATTTTTATAACTGAAATATTATTAGCTTTTTTTCTGTTGATCATCTCAGCAAACCAAGCTGCTCTGAAATATGACAAGACAGTATTGCCATTATGATTTACGTCGCCAACACTCCTACAAGGTAGAGATTTGTATATTTTTTGGTTGTTATTAACTGTTATCAAAAAATTCCCATAGTTTGTAATAGATACGTTGTTAGGAATATCTAACCCTATTTGTTTACAGTTATATGGCTTATCTGATGCATGACCTACTACCTCTATTAAATAAGAGGTTTCTTCCCCAAGTGCTGACAACATATTTTCGACCAGTGTGTTTACATCAACATTTTCAGTGATTTTATTCCAAGATTTATTCAGAAATGTAAATTTAGGTAATAGCTTATATTTTGATTTACCAATTTTATAACAAAGTAAAAGGTCATTGTTTACGTAATCACAAATATTTCTTACAGTCGGTTTGGTAGGCTCATAAATCTTTGAAAAGTTAAGAATGTTCACAGACGGAGACCATTCCGGTTCCGTAGTATTTTTGACTTCATGAGTTGACGTTTTGTTGTCTGGACCTGGAGAAGTGAGAGGTGGGGGGGGAGGGTGTGGGGCAATATATTGCGTAGGAATAATAGAAATTGAACAATAATTTGATTTCAACTCTCTATATTTGTCCAATTCTTCTTTTAAACGACTAGCTCCAATGTATTTTCCTAGCATGTAATATGCTTTTATAATATTCGCATCGTATGTTAAATTTAGAGTTCTATCCATAGGAAAATGGAGTTGTTCTTTATGGAATATGAAATTTGTATAAAGAAAACTATTTTTCTGACTTAGATAGTTAAAAAATTGATCTAAATGTTCTATGTCAGGTGGTTTTATGTATAATACACACCCTATTGCTTTGTTGTTCTCATCAAAATATGGACCTTTAGTTATATAATCTCTATTATTTGGGGTATCTACTTTTACTTCATAGCCAAGTAAGTTTTTAGATTGATTTTTAAAATCCTCTAGGTCTTCATTGGAGTATTTCTTATCATATGCTGCATCCGAGATAACTATAAAATCTAAATTGCGATACGCTAGTGGTAAAGCGCCAAGGTTTTCAGATTGTCCCCCATCTGTAAGAATAAATTTTTCCCTTATTGTTAGGTTTTCTTTTCCAGGAACGTCAAGTGGAAAGTATGTGTTTAGTACTTTTAATTGGGGAGGAGCAACCGCCCCAGATATCGACATAGCGTGAGATAGCCTCATACGCTTGTTCTTCCAACTTTCTCCGGTAATAAAAATACTATTATAATCTTCAGAAAAGGGCCCACAGTAATTGGTATTTCCACAATCTGCCATTGTGCCAATATGTTTGGAGGTGATTTCCATTGGGAAATTTTTAGAATTTGATGAAAAGATGGATCCGTCATGAGTTGAATTTATAATGAGGAATGGTCTTTTTACTGCGTTTTTTAATGTGTCAAGATCGGACATGAGAGGATCAGTTTCTAAACAGCGCTTGGCTAACATATAACGCCAAGTATCATTGCCAAAATAACCAGTCGGCTTAAAAATATTAAAAAAAGAATCACGTATTCTTTTGGTTGCTTCAGAATAGGTGTTGAACAAATATTTATCATCTGCGTTGTCAAATTTTGCAATTTCTTCTTTAGAAGATATAGAGTCTAAATAATTAAATAAAATTTTATCTTCATCTGGAAAACTTTTATAAGCCCCGGCTGCCCATGAGCCGCCAGATACTGCAGAAATATAATCTACATACTTTAACAAGCCAGCTTCGTATAGTCCTGATAGTAAACCTAACTGAAAAGCATTTGATCTGATTCCCCCACCAGACATTGCTAATCCAACTCTTGGCGCACCTACAGGGGCACTCGCGGCAATGCGTCTCTTGGTTATAATAGGAATTTCATTTTTTAATGTTGTTTCTCTGTAGTTGTATCTATCATTCCTGGATGTAATGATGTACAAGTCCGGATGTGGTTCCAATGCCTGAAAATGCTGCTTTGCGCAGCCAGATAAAAGAGTAATCGCTAAAATCAAGAAATAGATCCACCCTCTCATATAGACCTCCCTATATTAAAACAAAGCCTACCCCAAAGTTGTTTGCGGATCTGGGTGAATTGTGTCAAGCGAAAGTCTGGACGTCAGGTATCCACCCATGGCATTGTCACAGGTAGAGACCTGATACCCTCATTCCATTCTGTAAGCTTTTCCATCTCAACGCCCTCTTTTTTGGGTGCGCCAACTCGCTATTGACCAAATCTGCCTTTCATCCTCAATTGGACATTTTGATGTAAGAACATGAAAATAGTCCTTTGTTTGACAAAATAATGAACGAATATGCCAACACATTTAAAAAGGATATTTTAAAAAACATTAACAATATACCATCTATCACTTTTACACAGTTTTTCAACCTGTTGCAGTGAAATATTTACGCTTCACCAGCTGCAGGCCGTTTGGTGCAGCGACAGCGGGGATGGACGGTGATTTTGGGGCAATCGCCTATGGGGTAGGTGCCGGTTAAGGCTTGGCATATGGGGCAGGCGTCCGGTGCGGGAACGAAATCTACCTTCTTTACATCCCATGCTTTCCATTCATTGGTTTTGGCTGCTTCGGCCACATCCGCCATTTCGGTACGGGCAAGTCTCTCCCAACTGCTGTTCTGATCGCCGAAGAGCTTGTTCAACCGGTTGGCGACGGATAAGGGATTGCTGCCTGCGATGGTGTGGGCCTGCATTTCGGCCAGGATGCGGTCTTTTATGGCGGTGGTGATGTTGTCCTTAACCAGTTGGAAACCGTTGGCGCACAGTTCATCGTAAATTTCCTTGTTCTTGATGATGTCCAGTATGGGCCGTTCCTTGCCGATCATGGTGGCGGCCTGGATCAAACCCAGGCTGTAGGATTCACCGTAATAGGTGCGGAGCGGGGAGTCCTGATGATCAATCGCATAGCTGCCGATGTAGGTTTCCATTTCCTTGAGGATCTGTGCGCGTTGTTCTTCTGAGAAAGTGAAGGATTCGGAGCCGGGTTCTTTTGCCATTCCCAGGGCTATGCTGGAGGGGTCCAGTTTGGCGAGGGTGAAGACTTTGACGGCAAATTCGGCCCAGTCGGCCTTTAAGCGGGTTTCGTATTCCTCTTCGACCTTGTCGAGTTGCGGCCAGGGGATAGGGCGGGTTTCCTTGCATCCGGAAACCATTTTGTTGCCGGGAACAAGATGGTTGTGTCCACAGGTACAGGCGGATTTCTTTTCCGGTGTAGTAACGGTGATCTGCTCGCCCGGTTTCGAGGCGCTGCCCATCTGGTCTGCCTGGGCATTGAGGAAACGGGCTTGAGCCTGGGCTACGAGGTCGCGCAGGTTGGGTGTTTCGAAAACAATGCCCCAATCGCCTGGTTTGTTCGGATCGCCGGAAAGGTTGATGCTGTTCCAGCTCCGGCCGCGCAAGCGAAGGACCGTGGAAAAGAGACGGATCATTTCCGGGAACATGGCCAGTTGCCTGATTTTTGCGTCTTGCAGACAGGCCTCTACTTCCAGGGTGGCCATGCCCTGTACTGTCTTGCTGGATATTCCCAGCATCCAGGCAGGGAGGCCGGTTTTGCTGGTGATTTGTTCCAGGACGTGACGGGCGGGGACTTCCAGTTCTAGTACCTGACCATCGTGCCCGATGATGGATATCTCCATGTCGGCTTCATTGCTGACGGCGGTGACGAAATCGGCGCTTTGTCCGTTCCGTTTTGCCCGGATGGCTTGCCCGAAATCGTTCTGGATCTTTTGCCGCCGTGCCTCCAGGTCCGTTCCGCCAAGGTCGCGCTTGTTGGTTTTGTATTTGACATGATAGGAAGGATCCCCGAAACGGTCCCAGACGTTGCTGAGGCTGTTTTGCATGGTCATCAGAATCTGAGCGCAAAACTCCATCGATCGCATGATTGAGACGCCGTACGGGTCGGTGTTTTCGTTGTTGATGCTGAAATAGAGCTTGTTGACTGGATCGATCTTCACTTCCCAGCCGCTGTTGATGTAGACGGCTTGGTTGTAAGTGGCGTTGAGAATGCGTTGCACGAGGGTTGCGGGCGAGCCGTAGCGCTGGACTGCCGCAGGAGTGAAGTTGTTCTGGTAGCGGTACCAGGCCTCGGCAAAACCGTCATCGTTGCGGCGGAAGAATATCTGTTTGCTGTCCGGTACCCGCAACTGGGCGATGTCTTTCAGGTCCGGGGTGGCGACGTATTCGGGCATGGAAAAGCCTTGTTCGAAAACTTCATTGCTGAAATTCTCCAGAAAGGCATGGATGCCGTGCTGATGATCGTTGACCGGGACTGTTGCGCAAAATTCTTCCAGTTCCGATACCAGTGAGCCATTGGTCCCGATGATTTTGATGGTGCCGTTGAGCGAGATCAACCGGCGGATAGCTGCGTCAATAACGGGGATACCTTCCCGCAGTGCTTCATAGAAATCACCGGATACTTTCCGCAGGTGGTAATCCCGGAACCAGGGTGTGAGCGGACCCTGGGGGGCGTTGGGGAGATATTGCGGCTTGATGGGAACGTCGCCGGCTGCCTTGGCCTTGGGCCTTCCTATTTCAAATCCTAAAATCTTCATGATGCTCCTTATCCGCAGGCGAAAAGGTCTTCTTCGTTGTCTCCCGGCAGTACTACCCGCAGGGTCAGCACACGATCGGCATCGATGGCGTGATCATCAATGTCTTTGTAGATACGTCTGTTCTGGCCGTTACGGTAGGTGTGGCTGGGGTAGTACAGGATGATATCCGGGTCATAGGGGTAGTGCAGTTCCAAGCGCTGCATTTTGGTGGTGAGCAGGTCGGTGGCCAGTTCCTTGGCGGAGAGCCTTACCGGCTTGCGGGTCTTTTTGTCGATGATGGTTTCGCCGTTTTCGTTGACGGCATCGTAGGCGCCGCCGAAGAGGTAACCGGTCAGGCGATCTTCGTAGTTTTTGCCTGCATAGGTTTCTTGCCCCTGAAGGATATGCACCACGGCGGAACCGGCGTTACCGAAGTCCAACCCCCAACCCATGGTCAGCTTGCCTGCATCGAAGATATCGTCAAGCGCATCGATGGCCTCGGCCTGCATGTCGTAGGTGACGCCTTTTAATTGCACCCGGGCAATGAGGCGATGGGTGAGGCCGTAGATCAGCTTGACGTAGATTTCGGTCGGATCGTGTGAAAAACCCAGATCGGCCCCGCCGTAGCAAAGTCCGGATATCCCCTGGAAAAAGGATTTGATTTCGGCTTTGAGGTTGAAACCGTGCTTGCCTATGCGTTTGTCGACCAGAGTAACCGGCTCAGGCTTGCCCTTGGTACCGTCGATGATGGGGGCATGAAGTTCAAATCCGTAGATGCTGACTTCTCCCTGGGAATCGTCGACCAGGATCTTCAGGCAGCGGTATTCCGGGATGTCGTTGAGCAGACGTTGGAACTGATGCCAGGGGAAGACGCTGTTTTCCGGGTCGCCCCAGTTACCCAGGACGTTTTGCTGATAGCCGGGGGAATCCTCGCCGCCGTATTGGTCGATGTAGAAACGCCGCCGTTCCGGAGTCCAGAAGGGGGGCGGCATCAGTTCTTTGCTCCAGTGGAACTTCCTGAATTCCAGATTTTTCAGTCCTACATCACCGCTGGCTTCTTCATCTTCTGATTTCAGCGTCCCCTCGGCTTTCTGGCAGAGCCGATAGAAAACCGTGGAACGGTCGCCGTCCGGGGTGGAGTAGAGCTTGTGTACGCACCCCGGCTTGCTGGCCCGCCAGAATTCTTTGAAAATGTCGGGGTTCTTGGCCTTGGCGGCTTCGTCGAACATGGCAAAGGTGGAGACGTGCACGCCGCGCAGGGCTTCGCCGTCGTGTCCGGTGGGGCGGAAGTCGACCTTGAATCCGTTGGCAAATTTGAGATGGTGATGCGGCTGTTTGCGGTGCAGGACCAGGGATGTACCCAGCAGTTTGTTGTGGGCCATTTGTTCGGCAATGCTGTCGACGATTTCCATGAGGTGGATGGTCATGGGGGCCGTGACCAGTCCGCTACCGTTGGGTGTGGTAAAGGCCTTGTACAGGATGTTGCCGATGATCTCGCGGGTTTTGCCCACTTCGGCGCCGCATTCGTGCAGGGTGTTGCCTTGGTATCTGATACTTTCTTCCTGGTAATCCCAGTAGACCCAGGGGCGGTCGGGATTGTCGGGGTTGCGCAGGAAGGCGGCGCACCACAAGACAGGATCGGTGCAGATCACGGCAAGTTGGAATTGTTCCAGGGAGGTGAAGGGGGGAGGGTATTCGCCTCTGGCTATTTGGTGCCAGGTCCAATCCAAGTCCCGCAGGGTGGCGTCGAAGGTTTCTTCCGGGACGATGATTGTCTTGCCAAGATCGTGAATGTCGATACGTGAAGTTTCCAACACTCAACCCTTTTGTTTGCTCGATTTTGCCTGCGCCAGTGCGCTGCCAGCGTTTACGACAATGCTGGCCAGGGTGGCGACGGCTTCGTCGGTGCTCTTCTTTTTCTCAATGGCTGCCGGAGTGACCATGAAGTCGGGCAGCGTGACGCCGGCGGATTTGAGCAGGTTGGAAAGCGGCAGTAATGAAGGGTTTGGTTTGATTTCGTAGCCGACGATTTTGCCGTCCTTGCCGATTTTCTCGCTCTTCATGTAGACGCCGTATTCGAGGATGGATGCCTGAAGTTCGTCTATTACTTGAAGGGTTCCGCCGAGCTGCAGAGTGACGACTTGTTTCAGGTCGGATAGATCTCCGTCGGACAGGGCTTTTGACAGGGCGTTGATGGTGTGCAGCATGTATTCTTTGTCCAGACATTGCTGGCCGGGCAGGGTGGCGCCATCATCGACAAGGTTGCAGGGATACTGCGGACAGGTGGTTTTGCAGGGTTTGCCCAGGGAGAGCAGGCGTTTTTTAGCGTATTGGCCGTGCTTCCAGCCGTTCATGCTGCTTGCGGCTTTGCCTTCGGGAGTTTTGGGGCCGGTGGAGTTTTGGGCGGCGGTCTGGCGCTGGGCCAGTGCGGCGGGAGTCATGGTGTAGGTGCGTTTTACACGCAGGCGCTCCATGACGGGATCGGGGGCGTCAAACTCTTCGCCCGCTTCGAGCTGTGCGATTTCTTCCTGCAGTTGTAAGATGCGCTGTTCGCGTTCGCCCATGAAAAAGCCCCCCAGGGTGGAATCTGGTCCACGCCATGAGGGGCTTTGTATCAGGTTTCAATGCCGCAGTTGTGACAGGTGTGGAAGTTTTTGGGGGGAGATTTGTTGCCTAACTTCGTGGGCGCAGACCTGAAGCCACTTTAGGCAATCAGGTCAAGTTCTCTGTTCAAGTTAGCCGTTCATTACTTCATGTCGATCAGACGTCTTATTCCGTTTGGCAAATCCGCTTCTGTCGGCTCATGTGCAATCCAGACCTCTGACCAGACTGGTATCCCATTAAATATTTTGTCAGTTTTTTGCTCGACGAGAAGCCAATTTTCTTTCCCATCATACACAAGTCTGCAGTCTGGTTTAGCTTCTATTGTAATGTACCAACTTCCAAAAGAAGATTCGTGAAATTTTGCTTCTTTTATTTTGCCGTGTTCTTTTTTGATTTTGGACTTTGTTTGATCAAATGCATTATGATTCATATTTTATCCTTATAACGAGCCGCGCAGTTGACCCACCGGGCGGCCTTATCGCCCGTCGGTGTCGAACTGCCTGGTTGGGACCTTGTTTTATTTGCCTTCTGTTTTCTTTGTCAAATGTGCAGCTGTCACTCCCAAGTTTTCCCTGCTCCACCGGCCTGATGGGCTGATTCTTTATTACGGTTTTTCTTCCGCCAATTTATGTAGTTTTCGAGTTCAGTAAGCGGGATATACTCCTCTGCCGAAGCATCGCTCGGCAAAGGAAGAACCTCAGTAAACTGCACACACTCCGCAAATGCTCTCTCTCCTAAACCATGGTCAAGTGCACGTAGAAGGGCATTGTGTGCATCTTCAGCATGCTCAGGAGTGAGGCCAGAAATAAAAATGCGAATTCCAAGATCCTGTGAATCCTCCCACTCCAAAGGATCGAAAACCACGTCGGCGATAGTGACGGTAGTTCCCTCCCACCTTGCGTTGACAGGAAAGCCAAGCTTCGGTTTGAGCGATAAGATCGTCCAACCCGAAATATCGGGAGCACCGGCTACAATGGCTTCTACCAGAGAGAACAGAGAACTATCTCCCTCGGCTGTGATGATGAGTTCAGCAGTTCCATGTCCCGATGAGAACTCGAAATACAGACCAGGATCGATCTGCTGGAGTTGTTCAAGAATTAGATCATATACAGGATGATCAGCCGACGATATTGCCGCGAGTTCGGGAGCCTGTTTCTTGAACAGCCGCCAAAATTCCTCTATGGATTGTGTCTTATCTGTCATTTTTCTTCCTGGCCAACTCGATAATCACCAGTTAGAAAGCATATATATGCACGCATATACAGGTATATGCTTTTCTCCCGTTCTTTGTGCATCTATATATAGATACTTTTTGTTTGACTGGCTGCTCCCATTTTATCCAGTCTTTTCGGTTACCAGCCATCACTAAACATTTTGTTGCATTTTGTTTAGTGTGGTCATGTGTTGATAACCTACCGTTCCCGAATGGATTAGGTTTGCTTGACTTGCGCAGGTGGGCTCAAAACAATTGAGACTGGGGCTGAGATTTTTGCTGCCATATGCAAATCGCTTCAATTTCCTGATAATATTACCTTGCTCTTTCTTTGAGGGGCGATTTTAAAGCCGCATCCTAAGAGTGCGGATTCTTTGCCCTCCAAAGACAAATGTCAAAAATATACCTTCTTTATCCGTTTTGCACAATTCTTCTAATCTGGCTAATTGATACCTTAAATAATATCGACAATTCCTGATGGTTGAACCCGGTAAACCGATTCCGGATCTGGCGGTTTCGATCTTCCCGGTAGATGTCTTTGGGATCGGGGATCCTCATGTGCTGACCACCGTGGCGCATGGCGATCAGCTTCATTACACCTGTGGCGATCTCTTCGCCATACGTCTCTGCTACAACCTGGAAGGTTTCGAAGAAATCGGCATGATAACGGGTTTTTGCCATTACTCTCCCTCGATCTCTTTGAAACGGCTATTGGGAAGCGCCAGTTTGCTCAGGTGGCGTTTGCTGACGGCTATGTAGCGCATGGTGGTATCCATTCGCTTGTGTCCCATGGCAAGCTGCACGGTGAGCGGATCGCCGGTTTCATTGTACAGGTCGGTGGCAAAGGTGCTGCGCAGTTTGTGGCAGAAGGCTTTGACCGATTCCAGCCCGGCAACCGCGGCATAGGTTTTAAGGATGTCGTCGGCCGATTTCGGGGAGAGACGATTGTAATGGCCGCCCCGCAGGGTGATGAACAATGCTTGATGTGTGGTGGCGATCCCGGCCCGGACAGCGATCCAGTTCCGCAGCATTTTGGCGGCACGTTCTTTCAGGATGATGGTGCGGTCGTTGCCTCCCTTGGTGTCTTCAAAATATATGCGGATATAACCGCCGGAGTCATGGACATGGCTTATATCCAGAGCGCAGAGTTCGGATACCCTTGGACCGGCAGCGTGCAGCGTTCGCATGACGGTGTAATCCCGCAGGCCCTGCAGCTTGGTGCGGTCCGGAGCGAAGAAGAGCATTTTGAGCTCCTCGGTACTAAAAATTTGAGGGTGTCGCTGCCGGACTTTGGGAGTAGGTATCCCTGCCGTGGGATCGTTTTGCCGGTGCCCCATGGCTTTCAGCCAGCCGAAAAAAGAGCGCAAGGCGGAAAGCTTGGAGGCGCGTGACTGGTTGCTGATGTTGCCCATGTCATAAAAGAGGGCCTTCAGCCAGCTATCGATATCCCTTTCTTTTACCGCTTCAAGGATCCGATCAGGATCATACCCGCAATTCGCTAGTGCCCAGACAAGGAAACCGCGCACCACCTTGACATATTGCCCCACGCCCCGCACCCGGCGTCCTTTTATGATGAAAAGATGTTCCATCCAGGCTGATATCAGTGTTTCAATCTCCAAAATTCCCCCCGCACCCCCCACTTTTGGAAGGGGTTTTAGAATATGGCCGCGATAATTGGGGCGGGTAGGGGGGCGGGCTGGGAAAGTTAATGAAGCTTTTCGAGGGGGGGGGCCTCCGATCGACTGCACGAACCGGACATTTTGAAAATGAACCGCACATTTCTTGTTTAACCCTCCTTGAATTCATTGACAATTTCATCACTGATTTAGCCTTGAACCGCACATTTTGACAGAATGTGAGGCTGAGATTCCGCTTTTTCCGGTTTGGAATTTGCCATTTTTTATCTCGCCAGCGATCACAGCCGCCACAGGGATTGAGCAATGCCCCGTCAATATTGAATAAGAGAAAAGAATGAACTCTATTGAAAGTAGGTTATCAAATACTCTTTTTCTCACCCTTTTGACCGAGTAAAGGTAAATACACGCGGCTTGTTTGATCTCAGACGGTGCATTTGGACACGTTGTGATTTGACCATCCAGCGGCCATCCAGTTCACCATCAATTTGTCTGCGTTCCAATTTCTTTAGGAACTCTCTAAGAAAGTCATAATCCCTAAAAGGAAATTCTCTGAGTGAGCTGGTGAATCTTAATAATTCTATAAAGATAGACTTTGAATTCATTGAGACAGATGGTCTGCCATCTGTGAATTCATCAAGCCAGTCACAAAGTAATTCATACTTGTTTTCCATATAACGACCCCATTTTTCACGCTGCACCACTGCACCACTTGCCCTCAAACCCGCATCAATGCTATATTTGCGGCGTGGTGCAGTCTCCCAAAACCATGCCGGACTGCACCACAACTGCACCCACACTGCACCACAACTGCACCACCAACTGCACCACGCTAATAATAAATAAAATCAATATGTTATTTGAAAAGTGGTGCAGTGGTGCAGTCTCTGAAAAATGCGTCTTCATGCGCGCGGCAAACTTAAAAATAGAGCTGAAAGGCCCGTTTTCCCCCTCGCTCTTACCTTCTTTGGAACAACTGCACCACTCCGACTGCACCACCTACCTGATCAACGTGTGGCTGAACTTCAGGAACCGTTTACCGCGGATGATTTTGAAATAAGGCTCGTTCCCTTCGGACGTTAATAGATCCCAGCCACTTTTCTTCAACAAGTCACGGTCATTGCGCAGTCTGGCAATAAATATACTGGCCGAATCATAGGGGTTGCGCTTGCCGATGTTCTTAGCCATTCTGTCGAAGGCATCGACCAGCTCGGCCGATGTAACTACGAACTCGATGATCGACTTGCTGTAGCGATCTCCGCCACATACGCAATCCGCAGGATGGTTTCCGCAAACAGAACAAAGCGTCTCTGGAACTGTCTTGATCATCTTGATTCCATACTCCGGATGTTCCATTACGAAAACGTTCTCTTCGTAGCCTGGTTCGTAACAAGGGATAAATGTTGTTTTCCCTTTGTAGAACTGTGTGTACTCCCTCACCAGGCCCTCCAGAAGCTGCAGGATGTTATTACTGCCGACCTCTGTTTCGCGGCTGGAAGTGTTCTGCTCCTCAATCCAGGCGGTATAGACATCTTTGTCACCGATATCAAAACCGTCCATTAATTCGGCTTGCGCACCTTCGTAGTAGGGGATGTACTTCAGCATCTTCTCCAGGATCAGCATCAACACGGCCAGATAGGCATTGGTGCGGTCCTTGGAATGGCCCTTGAACTGCTTGTTCAGGATGGTCATGAACTCTTTGCGCTGGTCCAGGTTCGGCAGGATCTCTTTCTGGAGGAAACGCAGAATAGCCGACAGGATCAGATCGCGTTTCTTTTTGATCTGCTCCAGCACGTCCGATTCGTGGAAGTTATCCGATCCGTGTATCCGGCGGTCAAAGGGAAGCACAAACGTACGTGATATCAATTCGGCCAATGTGAAGGGCTCAATTGCTGTAACGCATACAAGAGCTCTCGGGCTTTCCTCGATGGTATCGGTATCCGATCCGCCTTTGCGCTTCTCTTTTTGGCCACGTGTCGCCGCAAGCAGAAGGAACTTTTGTAAGCCTCGGTTCAGGTCCTTGTTCTCCAGGTTGTCGATAACCACCATCGGATTCTTGGCAGCCGATGAGAAAGCCGCTGCCGCTGAGTTGTCCGATAGATCCTCGCTCTTGTACATCAACGCCGTGGCCAGCTTGGCTGCCGTGGACTTGCCACTCGATGCGTAACCTTCAAACTTCATCAGAAACTGATACGGCGCCAGATCCGGACAAAAACCGGAAATCAACCAGCAGAGAATCAGAAATCGTTGTTCTTTCCTCACAGCCAGATTGTCAAACACCAGCTCTTTCAATAACGTCATGCCTTCTTGAATCTCAGCATCCGGAAGGAAATTGAAAGGCATAATCTTGTGTGAAGATGCCAGCAGCACATGATCATCATTCATGCCGTTCTGGATTTCCTCAATACGATCCCGGGAAAGCTTCAAAATTACGTTGTTGGGGCTGTTCAGGTTATAGAAGATGGTGTCGCGCTCGGTATCACTATGAATCCAGCGGCCCATGTCAATGCGCCGGCCGTTCAAATAAGCCGTATGCACCAGAGCATCCCACACTTGCGTGCCCGGTGTCTGGCTCACGATCAAACGGGTCATCTTGAGCATGATGGCGTTAAAGGAAGTGTTCTTGCTCACCTCATACGTGCGGTTCTGGTAGATCATCCAGACTGTGTCCATGGCGTCGTAATAGAACCGGCCATGGTGGGCAAAGAATTTGTAGATGATCTCGGCCAGCACGATCGGATCGGCACAGCGTTGGCCACCGACCGTCTCATAATAGTCCGTAATCTGGTTGTAAAGATCATTTGAAAAATCAAGCTGTTGCTCTATAGCTTTTTGAGTAAAGCCTAAAGCGATCAGTTTTTCAGAATAAACCTGCTGCTGTGCCAACTGGTGCCGACCAATCAAGCGAAACACATTGGCTCGGTCATCCCCAGCCGGTGCCTTCAGATGCCCGAGTCTCCCCTCAAGGGTCGGGATGAACGACGCCTGCAGGATCTCCCAGGCGATATAATCCATGTTGGCCGAATCCAGTTGCATCTGGCGGATGTGCTTTTTGCGATCGCCTTCAACTTGCCGCAGATAGCTATCCGGATCATCCTCATCCTTGCCATACACGATAACGCGGACATGCGCCTCCGGGAGGGCTTTGCATATCTTGCGGATATATTTGCGGCCGGCGTCGTCATTATCCGTCCAGATGAAAAGATGTTTCGTCTTGCAGCGGCTGGCCAGTATCTTCAATTGATCATCGCTGATCTGTCCGATCATGGCCATACAATAGGGGATGCCTGAATTCAGCACCTGCAGGCGGTCGTTTTCGCCCTCAACCAGAATAACCTCTTCGTATTTCTCTAGTATGTCCTGACCATAGAAACACCACTTCTTGTCCCGCTTGTCGTTTGGCATCTGGAACTTGTACTTTTCCGCTACCGGGATCTGGCGTGGATCCTTCATGGTGAAATGAAGAACCCGCCGATGCGACCAGTGCGGAAAGATTGCCATTCCTTTCGGGAAGAAATCCAGCACCCGGGTACCGCCCTCGATCTCCTTTTCCTTGGCCAGCCCGCTCTCAACGATCTCGGCGTCAGTAAATCCCTTGGAACGCAGATGGTCCAGCAGCCGCCCGTCGGACCAGCCGCATTTTTCGGCCTGCAGCGTCTCCATGCGGTGACCACGGCGATCAATGAAGTATTCCTTACCGCCGTTCTCAATCATCCGGGCGTGGTAGTATTCTGCTGCTTCGATCCTGATTTGATCCGGCTTGGAAAGCGGCTTGCTGCGTTTTTTCTCTTCAAGAGGAATACCGGCCAACTGAGCGCCCTTTTTCAGCGCACCGGCTTTGTCCAGGTTGTAGAACAGTTCCAGGAAGGTGAACAGATCGCCGCCTTTGTCACAGGAATGGCATTTCCAGGTATTGTCATAATTGCCGCCCTTGGGAATGCTGAAACAATCCTTGTGTTTGCAGAAGGGGCATTCGGACAGATGACCGGTTTTGTCATTCAGTGCAAAGCCTGTTTCCTGGGGGATTATCTGGCGGATGTGGATGGATTCTTTTATGCGGTCGAAGTCGGACATGATCTCTCGATGAAAAGGCGGCGCGCATTGTGCAACACCGCCTGAATTTCATTACATGGGTAGACTGATCTGATTGTTAGCAGGATGCTGATAAGGCAAGGCAATTTCGTGCTGTTTTCCCCTCAGCGTCTTCCGGGTATCTCGAATTTTTACCATCTGTTTTTTTAACTCGGCTTCCTGTTTGTCCAAATACACATTCAGGCTTAGGATGCCTTCAGCGGTTTCTGGGATTTCAATTGTCCGTTGAAGGAAATAGTACCCCTGCTTGAACAGGTTCGGCAGCAGGTCACTCCGAATCCACTTGCTGAACACCTTGGCTTGCGGCTTGTTTGAACGCGAAACGAGGTTGAAAAGACCCGAAAGGTTCACCAAAATGACCTCTCTAGCCTGACCTGATGTCGGAATTACCGACACCAGCTTCTCATCTTCGTCAAGATTTTTGCAGGCATCGCGATTGTTTTTGATCTCCAAAATCTCACAAATGTCCTGTGCTACAAACCAAGCATCCCCCTTGCTATCGACTAGAGTGCGTATTTCCGGGGTTGCCGCTGTAAAGGTAAAACTCATCATTGTATTGAAAACGTTCATTTTTCAACCTCCTCAAAGATAGATTTCTCCTTCAGTTTGGAATGACCGCCCGCATACATATAATAAAATCACGGTGTCTCTTCTCTCTGTTTCAGATGTCCGGCATATCTCCGGAAAATTTCAAGCGTCAGTTTGCCCCACTGCAGCGTCAGTTCTTTCATTTCTGCAAACATCCCGTTCATCCAGGCTTCTTCCAAACGTTTGCGCAGGCTTGTCAGCTTTTGCATGGTCTCTATGTTGGATTCCCGCAACCAGACCCACACCCCGCTGCCATCCCCTGCCAAGGTCTCTGGCCATTTGTCGCGTATCACCGCATCCAGCCGGTTCAGCATTAATGCGTATTCGGCTTTGCATTTATCGGACATGGCACGTTCCTCAGTGGTCATGGTCAATAGGTGATATCGTCAGCAGCCGCGGATTGTTCCTGAATAATCTTGAGAATATCGACGTAGGCCCTGATTGGCCCATCGCTTCCGCCGTAGAAATCCTCGACATCCTTCTGCCGGATCAAACCTTTGACTTCCACCAGGTCGCCGTGGGCAACCTGGTCAAGCAACTTCTCGCCAGGTGCCCACAATTCAAATTCTTCAGATTGGGTATTGTTGTTTGCCCCGTCACGATTAACTGTCATGATGAAACGTTGTCCGCCATCGTTCAGTCCGCTGGGTTGGCTGGTTACTTCCCCCTTCAGGATGAATACTGCCCGTTTTCCCGCTGTCTCTTTGCGTTCCCACTGAAAGATGGTGAAGTTTGAAAGCACTTTCCCCTCACGGCTGGTGTATTGCCCCAAAAAACCTTTCATCCAATAAATGACATTCGGGAAGCGTTTCCATTCGTTCATAAACTCGGCGCATCGTCCCCGATCCCCATCCCACAATCGGCAATATGCCGTTACCCGTCCGGACTTCTCTCCGGAAACATCCATACTGATTTGTAGATAATCCTTGCCGTTGTCGCTTCTCTCCGGCTTCACTTCGAGGACTTTGCCGAATATGTTGCCGCTGTTGAAATGTTTCATTTTTTTGCCTCCCAGTTCGGAAAGTGATTATCTTTTGTCATTTTTGCAAAACATGAATTGCAGGGCTCTTGGGAATGCCTTTTTGATGCATGGTTGCAGGTGGCGCAGTTCTTTTGCTGGCTCATTTTTGCCTCCAAGAAGCGCAGTGCAGAAACTCATCGATCTCAACCGATGGGGCAGTGCACTGCCGATTTTTGTTGTATCCGCATGTCTCGTGAAGACAGACTGATATAATTGTTGGTCGTGGGGTATGCTTCTCTTGTTGTTCTTTCATCCCTTACCCCCGCATTTCTGCGGCTTCGATCATTTCGTCAATCGTTGCCTCGGTATAGATGCCCGTTGACGCCAAAGATTTGTGGCGGGCGAACTTCTGCACCGTCTCCAGGCGCACTCCGCGCTCCCTCATCCTCATCAGGCACGAATGACGTAAGCTATGAGTCGAATAGAGCGCAACAACCTTGCCGTCCTTCGTGGTTGTCAACCCCGCCTGGATCATCCAGCCCTCAACGCTTTCCTGAAGGCTCCTCTTCGAAAGTCGGCCACCATTTCTTGAAACGAACAGCGGCGCCGCGTCGTTGATTGATTCCTTCCAGGTCTGTTTTAGCTTGATGAAATTGCGGATGATTCCCTGCAGATCCTTTGAAATAGGCACGGTTCCGCTGGAAGAAAGCTTGGCTATCTCCGGACGGACATATAACGTCTCGCGGTTACGCACATCGCCAACCGTCAAATTGGCCAGTTCGTCCGCCCGAAGCGCCAGACCGAAACCCATCTGCAAAATCACATAGTCACGTTCAGCCTTTTTGCCTTTGGTGCTCCGGACGGTCCGCAACAAATGTTTTTCTTCTTTCTCTGACAGGTATTTCATGACTTAACTTCCTCCAAACTCACTTACAATTATCTGGTCGCCACCATCTCGGCCGGATTATCGTCACCCTGGTGCTCAATGTGTCCCGTGATCCCCATCAACACGGTAAATGCGATCAGCAGCACTATGATTTTCCGGTAACTCCATTCTTGGCTCATCGCTTCCTTCCTTTTGTGAGCCGGTCATAATGGGCGTTCCACTGGTCGATTGCCGCCATGATGTCGCTGCTCATCAGGATTTGTTGGAACTCTCGATCGGAAATCATGCAACCACGTCTGTGAGCGACCGGCTCGAAATCTCCATCCGTTGACGGCTCTTTTTCCTGGTCCGCAAGTTGGCGCAGCAACTTGTTTTGTTCCGCAATCAGGCGTGATTGCTCACGTATCGCTTCGATGGTAGGGTTCATCTCACCATTGACTCTGCTTCTTGTCGGGCGACCGCGGACAGTCTGGCAATTGTCTCGATAAGCTTTAAACAGGCGGGTTCGATGTGCCTGAGTTCCTTCATGTCGACCAAGCCGTCGTTTTCCAGCGCCGATCCGATTTTACGGAGCAACACTCCGAAATGCTCTGTTGTTTCGGCTGCTTCCCTGGCAACAGATGAAAAGGAACCGGCAAAGCTGGGGATTTCAAACGCAACTCGTCCGACCGCGTGTTCAAAGTAATCCAAAATGGCGAAGTTCTTGGTAAAGCGGGTAAGGGGGACGATATGTTTGCGGGGTAATTGCGGCTCTTCACTGTTGGGATTTGCCGCATTGTAAAGAGTTGATTCGCTGATACCGAGATGATCGGCAATTTGCTTGGGGGGAACAGAGGAGCGGTGAACGACCGCGTATACTGCTTCGTTGTAGGTGGTAGGAGTATCCAGCCCTGCCTTTTTCACGGTAAAAATCCTCCAAGTTTATCGTTTCATCAACAAAATAAATCGGTTAAAACGGTTTAAGCGGCTTTGGTAAGTGGTATGTCTTCATGGATAAGCCCAGTGGCTAGGGCAACGCGTATGATTTCCTTGATTTTCGGCCCGGCACCGCCCCTATAGTCTCCGTTAACGATGGCATAGAGCGTCTTGCGCTTGAAATCATGCTCACTGCACCAATTGGTAATGAATCCCTTGGGCCTACGCTGGAATTCGCTCCAGTCATAATGGTCAGGGGGGTGAATTGTGAGTTCGTTAGATGTTGCTTGCATGGTTTTATGCTCCGTGGTAGTTCTATAGAATTGCGGTCTGTATGGTAGAGAGGGGGCTGAGTGTTTTCTGTTAAGCCTCATCATTTACCTCTTGCGTAACGTTCTATAGAAGAACAGATAAGCTAAAAATAACTTATTGTCAATCTGAAAATAACTTATGGAAACAATTATTTTAAAAATAAAAGAAGAGATGAAAAAGCAGGGACTTAGTGAGCAGCGACTTGCCGATATGGCGGGCTTGTCTCAAAACAAAGTCCATAGAATTGTCACGGGTAAAGTTAAAAAGCTTGATATCCAAGCTATAAATCAATTGAACAAGGCGCTTGGTTTTGAGTCAGAGCTAGAGATCAAAGATAGGCGGGATGGGGTTACTGAGGCGGGTGAAAATTTTGGATTTTCTCTTGAGGATCAGCTTGCATACGAGGAATGGAAAACGCTTTCACCAGACCAAAAACTCTTAGCAGTTCAGATGCTCCGTAAGTTAAAAGCAGAGAGTTGAAAATTTCATCATCTTTTTCCATGATTCGTGATCCTTTCACAGTTTTTGAAGTGGCGTCAAATATCACGGCTCGTTTTATGTTTTGCAAGTATAATACAGGAGTGTGACAGAATACGTCCTATTGGTTTTTGCTCAGTAAAATTATTTTACTTTTTTTTCTGTGCGTAAGCTCAAGCAATATTTTGGAAGTTGAAAACAGCATTAAAAATGGGTGTCGTTTTGAGCGACACCCATTTCACTGCATCTCAGACAGCTCCGGCTGGCCGCCATTCTCTTTCAATTTCGTTTCCTGAATAATTGAGTCAAAATGTCTGTCCGGCCCTACAAAAATAAAAAAGGTGAAATTGTCCCCGGCGCTTACCTGATTAATTTCTATCCTGATGGTAAAAAGGGGAAGGAAATTAAAAAGGTGGTTAAGGGGATAACCCTTGCGAAGGCCCAACAGCTGGAACAGGCCTTAATTCGGGAACATGTCCACACACCACCTCCGTTCGATCCCACTGTCAATAATGTTTGGAATGAGTGGCTGAAAGAATATGCCCGAGATAATGCCGAAAGCACGATAACTGATATTACTTATGCCGCAGGCAGGCTGTTACCATATTTCGGGTCCTGGCATTTATCACGGATGACAGTTGACCTTTTCACAGGATACATGGACAAACGACGTGCCGACATCTGGCGGCCACCGATCAAAAACCCGGATCCTGAAAAAACATACACACCAGGTAAGCCCACAAGCAAGGTGCGTATCAATACTGAGCTGAAGTATTTTGGCCTCTTTCTTAAATATTGCGTTGAAAAGAAATACATGCTCCCCTTGCCGTTTGCCATCCCCAAATTCAAAAAGCTCCCGACCCGTATTCCCAACCTGCCCAATGATGATGAGATTCGGCGTATTCTGGCCAAATGTAACCCGGACGCCAAACTCGCGCTAATGTTATATAATTATGCAGGGTTACGGAAGCGGGAGGGGTTGGATTTAACCGTTGAAGACGTTTTTTTGGAAGACGGTATTATAAGAATAATAGGGAAGGGGAACAAAGAACGCGAGGTGGTCATCACCGGGCCGTTACACGATGAACTTGCTGAGCGAATCAAAGAAGTCAAAACCGGGCTTTTACTGCGGAACCCGCAAACTGGAGAAGCTTACAAGGATCTGAGGAAGGCAATTGAAGGTGCAGCGGGACGCGCAGGCATACGCAAAAATATATATAACCACCTATTGCGTCATAACCACCTCTCAGATCTCCATGCTGCTGGCGTTTCCATGGCCGATATCCAGGAACAGGCAGGGCATAGTGATATCCAAACTACCCGTAAATATGTCCACGTAAAGACTAAGGGGAGAGTCCAAAGGATTAAAGCCGCCTCGCGCACCACGAGGCAATAAATACTTAAAACAACATAGTGACAATAAGTTATAAGCCAAGCAACTGTTCTGGGGGTCTAGTGGTCGCTGGTTCGAATCCAGTCGCAGACCATAAAAACAAGGGGTTACGAGATTTCGTAACCCCTTTTGTTTTGGTTTTGCTTCTTGGTTCATTCAGTCC